CAAGAATTAAAGTTTTGTTATTTTGTGAATGATAGTATCGTGTTAGAATATAAATGACTAACGATTTACCAGATGCAGTAGGAGAAATAAGAAGACCACGACATTTTCTGGCACAATAAAGAACACTAGAAATCTGATAATCACGAGTCTTGTGTGGTAAGTTAAGTTGTTGTATAAAGCTGTTAATTTGTTCTTCATCTATGTTTTCGTGTCTGTTGTCATAGAGTAATTCATATTGTATGTCATTACGCTTACAGAACTCTCTGATGTATGGTAATAATCCCAGGTAGATTTGTCCTGTAGCAACTGAATATAATCGTATTTTTCCATCCCATATTTTATTTCTATAAGCGGGCATGAATTTTGCACCAGGGACTTCAAAGGTAAAGTACTCTGAAAGTTCCCTTGCAATATGTGGTTCGGTTTCAATTTGTAGGTATACTTCATTTTTTTTATCTATTTTCATATGGGACATCATCTTCACCTAATTTTGGAAAATCTGTGTCCTTAGTTCTATACGGCATATTTTTATCTGCTTTTTGTGCTGCTGCTATTTTTTCTTCATCTTTATCAACATCTGTTAAACCTAAAGCAGGTCTAAAATCATACTTACACATATCACCATAAGGACCATTTTTATTAACATAATGTAAAAAAACTTGAACTTGCCAAGCATTTTCAGGAACTTCAAAAGCATCCCTCCAATGTTCAATCTCACAACCTCTATATATAACGCCATCACCAGGTTTCATCTTTATAAGTTTACCTTTTGTACCTCTTTCACCATTTGATGGCCCAACATACATACCCCAATTATAATCTTTTTTATCTTGATAATCATAACCTAAACAACAAGTAATTGATACTTCACATGATGGTCTATCTTTGTGTCTTCTTAACATATCACCAGGTTTGTATAATCTATAATAAGAATAAGTCGGCCATAACTCAAGACCTGTCCAGTTTTCCATGTGTGGTTTTGAAAATTTTAAAAGTGTTTCCATCAATGGGTCGCCATAAACACTATGACTTCCTGGTATTTGAGCACCTTCGCTTTCTGGTTGAAACTCTCTCACTCTATCAAAGTGAGCATATTGACTTGCAATTTTAGCAATATCTTTTGGTATCATTTCTTTAATTAAAACATATCTATTTTTTTCAAAAAAATCTACTGTATTACTCATACGAATGGTCTCCCTAAATTCCACATGACTAATGAATATCTAGTACCCTCAGTAACAGGTGTTACTTGATGATATAGATGAGATGGAAAAACAATTATAGAACCTCTCGGTCTTATCTCAGTACAAGTGTGATATCGTTTTGGGTGATGAGGTCCCATATCAAACTTTAAATTACCACCTTTATAATTTCTTGGGTTTGTTAAATTAACAGTAACAGATAATTTTCTTATCTTATTAAATTGACCAGGATTATCTACAAATCCAGCATCAGGCACATATCTTTTAACACCTTTAAATTGTCCCTCTCTATAAGTTTCATCAAATTCTAATTCTTTACCATCATCATCTGTATGAATTATATAAGTTCCATCTTTATCTTTTCTTCTTTGTCTTTCGTCAGTAGGGTCAAATGGTACATAAGGGTTTGGATTTGAATCTGGGTGCCAAGCATAAAACATACCTGGGTGATAAACTGTAAATTGTGCTGTTTCAGAAAAATCCCATTGAAAATTCCAATCTGCTCTTTTATTTGCTTCGTGAATAAATGGGTGAATTAATTTAAAAATCCAATCTTGACCCAACCAACCAACTTTAGTTTCTCTAACATAAATGTCTTTATCAGAGATACCTTTTTTTATTCTACCTTGAACTGTTAAATGATTTGCTGCTATTTTACCTGCATTTGAAACTTCGCCACCCTTTTGTCTATTATCAAAAGTAGTAGCGTCAGTTGCTTGTTTACCTTTTTTATCTTCGGTAAGTGCCATATCAGAAAGACCAGCTTCAATAATCGCATTACATTGTTGGTCACTTAGTGCAGATTTAAAAAAATAATAATTGTGATTTAGTTGCATTGTTATTCACTTAAAGCATATTTATTGTTTAGATTCACAAGAACCACATAATTGATAGTTGATTGCTCTTTTAGGGTAGAATTTCTCAAGTTCATCTGGAAAAATCCAAAATAAATCCCCACACTTTTGACACTCTATCCATACTTTTTTCATTTCCATTTTGGTCCTAAGACCCAACCCACTATTGTATTCCGTGTGCCAGTTTTTACTGGTCGTACTCTGTGCCAATCGGCAGAGTGAAAAACAATCATCTTGTTTTTTTCATTTGTTATAGTTATATATCTGTTCTTTTTTCTAGGGTCTTTTTCAGATATATCAAATTCGCCACCAGAGAAATTTGCAGATAAAAAAACTACAAAACTTAATTTTCTTATCAACCCATTCTTGTAAGGTTTTTTATGGGTATCAATATGCCAATTATAATATTGCCCCTTATCATATTCTGTGTATTGCATGGGCTCAATATCTGTTAGTTCATAATTCCAAAAAAGATTATTTGTTGCTTGAATGTATCTAAAATATTCTTGTAATGTAAAATTATTTTTAACCCAACCTATACTTGAATTTCTCGCATCTTTTGTACCTTGTTCTCTTACTTCTGCTTTTTGTAAAACTTCTTTATGTTGTAAACTTCGATTAATCACATCTTCTGGTAATTGTTGTTCATGATATATCATAAAGCACCTTCAGTATATTTTATCCAAGTCGTAATATTTCTTAATTGAAAACCTCTATTATGTAAATTTTTTACAACATGTTCTAGATAACCTACACAGGTTTTTAGATAATCAACTTTAGATGTTAGTTTAATTAAATCTGTATCAGCTTCTAAATAAGTTGGAATATCTTGTCTTAATATTTTTAATTCAAAAGGTCTCTCGGCTTTGCCTGAATAATATTCCCACTTTTGTTTTTTCATTATTCTCATATCAGTTTCTGCTTTACTCAGCATTAACTTAAAGTTCGTATGTAATTTTAAATATTTATTGAGTAATGCAGGAGAACGAGTTTCTTCAAAGCTAATATTGGTTTCATCAACTTTAGAATCTTTATCAAACATTTCTTGTATTAATTTTAAGTCCATAGTACTACATTATATAATAATTTTAATAACTTGTCAACCTAACGGTTCAAATTTATATAATTGATATTGAAAAGTTGCTTGAGCGGCTAAATATTGTGTATCTGTTCCTTCATTTGTATAATTTAAACCAGATATAGAAACTGGATATACATTTGAAAATGCAATATTTAAAATAGGATTATTTTTATTTGTAAGAATAGTTAAAGTGGCATCAGAGTACATTGCACTATCAGGCGTTCTAGGTTTAACTGAGTCTGAAGGATTAGACCTAGTGACTGAATCTGGTCTTCTATCTGCATTAGCACTTCTAAATTTTTTAAATTGTTCTCTGTCTTCTGGAAAACCGATTGCTGTTATCCAGTCGTGTAACTCTATGTAATTTTCTAATTTTTCATCAACTAAAAAAGTAACCTCTAAATTTTCATATGTCACTTTATCTGGTAACAAAGGTATATCTTTATATGGTGTAGGAAAAACAGCCTCGCCCATACTAATACCAGGAATATTACATGCTGTTGTAAAAAATTGTACTTTAGGTAATTGTAAAATAGAAAAACGATACTGCGATGGTGCAGAGTAATCTATCGTTTCTGGTTGTCTGGCCAATGCATTAAGTTCTGTCATTGTAATCTCTTCATAATAGTATCTCTTTTCTCATCTGTATAACTTGTCCAATCTTTTATTTCATCAAAAGTTCTTCTACAACCAATACAAATCAGTTCACTCCCTAAAGAAATATAGGTACCTAGTCTACATATTTTCTTACAAGGACTCTTCATACTATTATTTATAAGCAAAAAAAATGGGACCGAAGTCCCATTTTTCTCTTAAAGTGCGATTTAAAATCTCTTACATTAAGTTAGCGATTTTAACTCTTCTGTAATATCTATTAGTTTCTTTAGTAAATGCAGTAGCAGAAGTACCAGCATCGTTGTTATCTGCAAGTGCGCCAGAATCAGTAGCAAAAGGATTGTCTACCATTCCGTATCTAGTTTTGAAACCAATTTTTGGTTGGAATGTATTCTCACCAACTGCTCTCACCATTTGTAGCGGAACATATGGGCAATAGAAAGTACCAGCATCGTAAGGTGAAGTACCTTTATATCCAACAACATAATATTGAGAAGCAGAGATATTAGCAGCATATGGGTCAACATATACTTTGTATCTACCATTCAATACACCAGCGAAAGTGTTTTGAGTGTCATCAACATTTAAGTTATTGTTTAATGCAGGAGTGTAATCTAAGATACCAGCCATTTGTAAAGCAGAAGCAACATCAGCAGATACCATTAAGATATTACCTTTACCTCTTCTTGTTTGTTGACCGATAGCGTTAGCATCTCTTTCTATTTGAAACATTAAACCTTTGAATTTCTCAACAGACCATCTACCATTTGA